GACGGCCAGTGGCGCAAGACGATCACCCTGGACGATGCGATCGCCGGCGGCTGCGATCTGTTCGACCTGGAGCAGCTGCAGCTGGAGTACGACGAAGACAAATTTCAGCAGCTGTTCTACTGCAAGTTCATCGACAGCACCCAAAGCGCATTCAGCCTCAAGGATCTGGAACGCTGCTACTCGGATCTGTCTTTGTGGGAGGACTACAACGCAGAGCTGGATCGGCCGTTCGGCAACAGCCCGGTCTGGCTGGGCTACGACCCAAGCAGAACCCGCGACGACGCCACCTGTGTGGTAATCGCGCCGCCACTCGAACCCGGGGCGAAGTTCCGGATTCTGGAGAAGCACAGCTGGCGTGGCCACTCGTTCACCTACCAGGCTGCACAGGTCAAGAAGCTGACCGAGCGCTTCAACGTCCAGCACATAGGCATTGACGTCACCGGCGTGGGTTACGGCGTGTTCGATCTGGTGCGCGACTTCTACGCCAAGGCGACACCGATTCACTACAGCCTTGAGGCGAAAAACGCACTGGTGCTCAAAGCCCAAGACACGATCCAAGGCAGTCGCATCGAGTGGGACGCCGGATGGACCGATATCGCCCAGGCCTTCCTGACCATCAAGCGCGGCGCCACCAACAGTGGCCAGATCACCTACAGCGCATCGCGTACCGAAGCCACCGGTCACGCCGACATTGCCTGGGCGGTGATGCACGCCCTGTCCAACGAACCTTTGAACACCAACAAGCGGCGTCGCAGCCGCTACGTCACGAGTAACCAGAGCAGCCATGGCCAACCGCAAGCGCAGAAAGCAACACGTAGCCCAACCAACGCAGCAACCGATGCGCTCATTTACGTTCGGGGAACCGGAACAAGTGCTGTCCGGCAACATCGGCGAGTACGTGGGCGTGTTCCCCAGCGACGACGGCAAGATCTACAAGCCTCCGGTGTCACGTGCTGGTCTGGCCAAGCTGCTGCGCGCCAACGCGCACCACGGCGCCATTCCGAAGTTCAAACGCAACCTGCTGCTGCGTGAGTTCATCCCCTCGGCGGGCTGCAGTACAGAAACGATGGGGCGCGCCGGGCTGGATTACATGGTTTTTGGTGAAGCGTATTTCTACAACGACACCAATGCATTCGGCCAGGTGCTGGAGCTGCAGCACCTCCCGGCCATCAACATGCGGGTGAAGGTCGACGGCGGTTTCGTGATGCTGCTGCCCGACAACAAGGAAATGGAGTTCGAACAGCATGAGATTTCCCACGTCTTGGACTACGACGTGGAACAGAATATTTACGGGATCCCGGATTACTTGGGCGGTCTGCAGGCGCTGCTGCTCAATGAGGCGGCCACCCTCTTCCGCCGTCGGTACTACAGCAACGGCGCGCACGCCGGTTACATCTTCTACACCAACGATCCTGATCTGACCGAGGAGGACGAAGACGAGCTGCGCGCACAGATCAGTGCCAGCAAGGGCGTGGGCAACTTCCGCTCGATGTTCGTCAACATCCCCAACGGCAAAGAGAACGCGATCCAGATCATCCCCGTGGGTGACTTCCAGGCGAAAGACGAACTGGAGAAGGTGAAGAACATCACCCGAAACGACGTTATCGCCGCCTGGCGCATGAACCCGGCACTGGCCGGCATCATCCCGGAAAACACCGGTGGTTTCGGAGACATCGAAAAGATCGATCGCGTATACACCAGCAACGAGATCCGGCCGATCTGCCAGTTGTTCAACCAACTGAATGACAAGCTGCGAGAAGACAGGCGCTTTAGCTGGAAACACGCACCTGAAGCAGTGGATACAACTACATGAAAAGCCAAGCGGAGAGAAAGCCACTACGGATTGTGGCAATATGGTGGCGATCAGCTGCCCCTGGGGAGGGACATAATGAGAGTTGTATGCAATTGCGGACACAAGGGCCGGATTGCCTCGCGGGAAGAGGTAACCAGAGCCTTTGTAAAACTGTACTGCCAGTGCCTGGACGCAAAGTGCGGGCACACATGGGTGGCGAATCTGACGTTCTCGCACACGCTCAGTCCGTCATCGCAGACATTCGAGCGGATGTTGATCGATCGCTTGCGGGAAATGCCCCGAGCGAAGCAGCGGGAGCTTTTCGAGCAACTGGGATCGCAGGCGGTTGCGTAGCTACAAACCGCCAACGCCTTAGCGCCGGCGATCGGGATCATTCAAGGAATGACGGTCAGCCCTCAACTTTCTCCTTCGGGTTGATTGCCAGTATCTCGGCCACTCGACGAACCTGTTGCTGTTCAGTGCGGTTCAGCCGGCGATACAGATCGATCAGTCGACGCTCAATGTCCGTGAGTACGGTAGTTTCCGACCCGGCGTGTTCGAGGTTGATGTGATCGTTCTTCTTGCGATCCAACATGCTAACTACTCCATAAAGTGCATTGCTGAATGGACTTTATGGGGTGTGCGCAACTGCATTGGAATAAGAGATACCCCAATGACTGTGCGGGATTGTTGCGAGTTAAGACCGGTGCCGAGCGACGTCGTCGGCCATCGCTTCAAGGATGCGGCGAATAGCCTTCTGATCGTCTTCCGGAATGCTTCGGAACTGCTTAATCAGACAGTCTTCGGTTTCGTTCAAATCACTTTCAGCAAGGTTTGTACGAACACCTGTGAGGATGTAAGGAACGTCAAAGCCGAACTGCAGCGCAACCTTGCTCAGATACGGAGCGGGAGCATCACTTGTCCCTGCTTCGTAATTCGCTTGGGTTCGCTTCACAACGCCAATTGCTTCGGCAATCTCACCCTGTGTCATGCCGCAGCGCTTCCGCTCTTCCTGCAGGCGAGAACCAATTTCTTCAGAAAGATGCAAAATCGTTCATCCCAAATATTTACAAATGCATCAAGATGCATCATTCTGCATTTCACACCACATGAAATTGCATGGATTTGCACTATGCCGAAGATGAGTATCAGCGAGCAAGCCCGCCAGAAAGCGCGGAAAGCTTTAGAAAAGCGCGGGCAATCCGCGAAGGACTTTGCACTTCTACATGAATTGAGTCCCAGCACCGTATACGCGGTGCTGAGTGGCCAAAGCCAGTGTCGCCGTGGGGAGGCACACCGAGCCGCAGTATTACTCGGCATCAAAGACGGTGTGATCGAACAGTAATCGCGGCGCTCCACAGGGAAAAGTAGAAGTTGAAAAGTCCAATCCTAGATACCCGTAAAGAAGTCATGAGCGAGATCATCCGCAGTTACGCCGGCGGACGCGAAGCCGCTGCTGCGCGCTTGGGTCTGAAGCTCAAAAAGTTCGACAACCATGCATACGAAAATGCTGGTTGCAGTCCTCTCAGCGACTCACAAGTTTTCATCCTGGAGCGGGATTGCGGAACGCACCATCTCCCCAACTACGTCGCGTCGATGTACGGGGGACTGTTCGTACCGGTGGCCGATCCTGAAACGCTCGACAATGTCGAACTCTACAAACGCTCCGTGCAGGTTTCTGCAAAGCGAGGGTGTGTTGATCAAGCAATTGCCGCCGCTCTTGAAGACGGTTCGATCAGTGATGAAGAAGCCGAATTCATCATGGACGCGCATAACCTCCACGTAGCAGCAAGGCACGCAGAAGTGCTGGCTGCCATCGCTCTCTACCGCGCAGGAAAGGCTCAATGAACACTTTGTCTGCAGTACCGGAATACCAGGATGTCCTGCAGTGCGCCGCGCTGGCGTTTCTTGAGCGTCACCACTGCGAACACCTGAGCGACGATCAGCAACTCTTCAGCCGGGCTGTTCAACACCTGGTTGCAGACTACGACGTGCAAACGCAGGTCGCTGAAAAGATCGTTCACCTGGCAGGCACCACCATGGTCGCCGTTCGCGATCGGCAGCGCCTGAACATCCAGAGCAGCACGTCGACGCACACCGTGATCGTTGATCCGGTCACCGGCCGACAATGGGCCGTACCGGTCAGCCTCATCTATGAGCGAATCATCAACGCGCCGGACCTTGGCCGCTTTCGCTTAGCCAACTCGTAACCCCCCCCTCAAACAAACGCCTGCCCCGCACTCCGTGGGTTTGGGTGAGCTGCGCCCGAAATCGAGGTTTCAAGATGGGAAACGCCGTAATTCTGACCACCCAGCTGCCACCTTCAGAGGCCGAAGCACTTCTGGCTGCGATGCGCGAGCAGTACCGCTTGAGCCTCAACGACTACTGGTACGCAGATGAATACCGGTATGTCCCGCAAGACAAACGGCACAGCTCGATTCTCGAAAGAACTCCGGTGATGGCCGCCCAGAAACGCCTGATGGCCGCCCTCTCCCTCAGCCTCAAAGCAGTGAAGTAATTATGAAAGAAGATCTCCGCCACGACGTGTTGCAACGCCTCCAGTTCGATTTCGGACTGAAGCACCGCGTAGGCACCGATTACATGCGCGGTGGCACCTGCCCCAAGTGCAAGAAAAAGGAGCTGTATTCCCGATTCGATACGCCATGGATGGTGATCTGTGGTCGCCCGGAAAAGTGCGGTCATACCCTGCACGTAAAAGAGCTGTACGACGATCTGTTTGAGGACTGGAGCAAGCGTGCGCCGGCGACGGACCAGCACCCCAACGCCACTGCACGGGCTTATCTGGAGTACGCCCGGGGCTTTCGATTTGAACTGATCCAGGGATGGTTCACGCAGGAAAGCTTCTACTCGCCCGACCATAACGCCGGCAGCGCCACAGTGCGTTTCGCCCTGGAAAAAGGCGGCTGGTGGGAACGACTGATCGATCAGCCGCACCGTTTCGGCAAGATGAAGGCGCGCTTCAAATCCAAGGACAGCTATCGCGGCGTCTGGTGGTGCCCCCCTTGCGTCGACCTGCTCGAGGTCAAGGAAATCTGGATTGTCGAAGGGATCTTCGACGCCATCGCTCTGGTGCACAACGACATCGCGGCCGTATCGGCCATGTCGTCCAACGCGTTCCCTGGCGACTCGCTTAAGGCGCTGATCAAAACCCGCGAAAGCGGCAAGCTGCCTAAATTGGTCTGGGCGCTGGACAACGAACCGAGCGCCAACGCCTACACCCGGCGCTGGGTCCGTGAAGCCCGTGCCCTGGGTTTCGTCTGCGAGTCAGCACAGATCCCGCAACGTGACGGCCGCAAGTCTGATTGGAACGACCAACACCAGCGCTGGAATTTTATTCAGGACGACACCAAGCGCGCCGAACAGATCGCAACCGACCTCAAACAGGCCCGGCACCAGGGCGCCCTGCTGCTGGCAGAAAGCGCAGCGGAAAAAGCCCTGCTCATGTACGACTGGAACAAGCGCGGGGAATTTCACCTGGGTTTTGGCAGCCGTCTGTACTGGTTCAAGCTGGACATGGAGAAATTCAACCGGGCCATGTCCGACATCGAGGACAGCGAGAACCACGACGACCAGCTG